TGTTTTTGTCATGTGAGTCACCTCTGACTGAGAGTTTACTCACTTAGCCGCGTGTCCACTATTGCTGGGTAAGATCAACTCAGTATTCACTTTTCAGAGGATGAAATTTATGAACAGGACCAGTCCCCATTATTGTCGCCGCTCAGTACTTTCCTTATTGATATCTGCCTTGATATATGCCCCGCCTGGGATGACGGCCTTCACTCCTGATGTTATTGGTGTGGTAAACGATGAGACTGTAGATGGCAGCCAAAGAGTAGATGAACGAGGTACAACAAATAACACTCATATTATCAACCATGGCCAGCAGAATGTTCATGGCGGGGTATCTAATGGAAGTCTTATTGAATCGGGTGGATATCAAGATGTAGGAAGTCATAACAATTTTGTGGGGCAGGCTAATAATACAACCATTAACGGAGGAAGACAGACAATTCATGACGGGGGCATTTCCACCGGTACGATAATCGACAGTGGCAATCAGGACGTTTATACAGGTGGTATCAGCAATGGAACGACAATTAAGGGTGGTAATTCACACTGTAGTGGTCAAGTAATATTGGCCACGGTTTTACAGTAAAAATGGTATCTGTTCTCTGACTCTTCCGGCGTCAGCCCACCGTTATAATGGTGAGGTCTGACGCTGTTGTAGTAGTTCAATATGTAATCATTAATTTGCTGCCGGGCCTCGTCCTTGCCTGCGTAACCATTCGTTGGCACCCATTCTGTTTTCAGACTGCGGAAGAAGCGTTCCATGGGGCTGTTATCCCAGCAGTTTCCCCGCCGACTGACGCTTTGATTTATTCTGCAACGCCAGAGAAGTTGTTGATATTTAAGGCCTGTATACTGGCTTCCCTGGTCGCTATGGAACACGACATCCCGGGGTTGGCCACGCGTCTCATAGGCCATCCGCAGGGCACTGCTTATCAGTGCGGTATCGGCATGCGCTGACAGACTCCAGCCGATAACCCTGCGGGCAAAAAGATCCATAACAACCGCCAGATAGCACCAGCGATTTCCTGCCCAGAGATACGTAATATCTCCACACCATACCCGGTCTGGCTCCGGTACTGCGAACTGACGCTCAAGCAGATTCGGCAGGCTGGTATGCTCCTGACGGGCATTTTTATACTGATGTTTTCCGGGCTGACAACTGCTCAGGTTCAGATATTTCATCAGACGTCCGGCACGGTAACGGCTCATCGGGACGCCGTTTTGAGTCAGCATTTCAGCCAGAGTGCGCGCGCCCGCAGAGCCCCGACTTTGGTTCCACGCCCGGCGTATTTCGCTGCACAACCTGACTCGTGCCGGATTAACCGTATCGCGTCGTTTTCGCCAGTACCGGTAACTGCTGCGGTGTATTTCCAGAGCAGAACACAGGCTGACAACCGTGTGGCTGTCACTTAGTCTGGCGGCTATCGTGAACCGTTCAGCGAGTCGGACATTAAGAGCGCGGTAGCCTTTTTTAATATCGTATTTTGTTCCTCCAGACGGCGAACTTGCTTTTCCAGCTCGCGGATACGTTGCTGGTCTGGAGTAATGGGTGTGGCAGAGGGCGTAATACCCTGGCGCTCTCGCCTGAGCTGGCGTACCCAGCTCTCAAGCGTGGTTGAACCGACATTCATCGCTTCACTGGCCTGTCGATATGAGTAGCCCTTATCAACAATCAGCTGTGCACATTCCAGCCTGAACTCAGGGGTGAAGGTTCGTTTGGTTTTCTTGTTCATTAAGTCACCTGTTTTGTGTTGTGGTGAGAATATCACCTTTCATCAGGTGGCCAAATTTAGTGTGCCACTACACCCGGCAGATCGACCAGCGTCAGGCTGCGTCCTCCAGCGTTCAGGGTAAAATGCAAAGGTTTACGTGTGCAGCCTTCTGCATGGCTGACTGGGCTGAGAGGATGTTCAAAAAGGGCATTGCAAAGCGAGGATTTTCCGGCACCTGTTTTGCCCATGATGCCAATCACGGGTTCGTAATGAATACTCTGGCGTATATGCTCCAGAACCAAATCGGAGATATGTTCAGGAAGAATGGATAAAGGTTGCTTCAGGACATTAATGCCCCGTTCAAAGGAATCAGACATGTAGCCTCCGGAATGAAAAAAATTCGATACAGCAACTTCGCTGCAATGTATTCATTGCGGTAATACAGGTCTGTTTTTTTTTGCATTCGAATTCCGGGGAGGAATGTGATTTTGTGGAGCAAACCGGGGGCATTGCCCCGGTTCACTGATACGGTGAAATGATATCTAACGTCGCATTACCCATTCATTCAGTTCTGACTCCAGCCAGCCAACGGATTGCCTTCCCAAGCGTTTTTGTTTTGGAAATGTTCCATCGTAGCGTGGCGATTTTGGATTAAGCCAGTCGTATATGGTTGAGCGTGAAATTCCCATTTTTTTCATGACATCTTTTAGCCTCAAGATCCTCGGTGAATCAGGAATATTTGCGTAACTGGATGTATGTAAGGAGGGAGGGTTCTGTAACATCTAGGCTTCCTTAGTATGAGTTTGTTCAGGTGGGTCCATATTGCCAACCACGCTGGGGCTGTCATACACTGGAAGTAACATTAAAATAAAATCACTTTAGGGATTTACTTTTCATGAAGGATGTGAGTGCGAATTTTTTTGATGATTTCTATCTGCAAGTTTGTACCGCTTGTGAGGACAAACTTCTTGAGCTGGAATGGAAACTTGAAGTCGAAAAAAAGGAGAGCAACCAGGATGTTCTGCGCACTTACAGGCAAAGAGCCTATGATAAAATTGAAGAATTTAAAATTATTGAGTATTCAAAAATACAATGTCAATATTTTGTAGATATGACTAATAGCGACAATATACGCTACTCACAAGAGTTTATAAATGTTGATGGAATAATGGTTGAGAAACCTTTTATTTATAAGGAAACATATGCAGAATATCGGATTGAAATTCGAGGAAAAATGGACGGGTATAAACTGACAGGATTAGCAAGACTATATGATGCACATTATGAATATATATATCTATCTATGGCTTTAGAAGATTTTTACTGGGCGCAGTTCCAATATTCATTGGGCAATAAAAAAGAAAGTTGTAAGTTTCTTCTTGATGCTTATTCTTATATGAATGTCTGTATTTCGCGAGATGATAACCGAGACTTACCGAGTTTTTATCGATTAAGAAGTGGTTTTGATAAAGTATGCAGAAGAGCGCGCTCAAGCGCTGGAGGGAAAAATAAACTTGCAGAACTTGAATATATTAAAGATACAGTTGTTATCTTACTTGAAGATATTCCTTCACATAGCGACTGGAAAAATAAACGTCAACTTCTTGAATATTTAATGCCCTATATTTGTAATAATGATAAAAAGGTCAATCCAGATAAATGGATAAATGATACAGGCGATAGAGAGGAAACTATCCGCCGCAGACTTAATAAATGGTCTACAGGTGATCTAAAAGTAGAGATTGATAAAGTCCTAAAGAACAATACTAACAATTAATATTATTATGGTTTTGATATTTTTATGTCTATCAGGAGGGCTACTATACGATCAGTCTTGATGGGTTTGAAATTACATCGCTATGAAAATACCCCACATAAATCTATTGGAAAACCAATCATTGTTAATATGACTATTGTTATGATGACTGTTGTAATTGTGTCTACACGAGAAATTGAATGAAATTTATAGGTTTGAAGTAGCCTTAGTGGTAGTCGAAAATAATTATGTAAATGGGCCTGCATTTTGCAAGAAGGCCCATTTACGTCAGGGGTAAATTATATATCCCATAATCGCACAGATTAACCGGTAATCACTCACGTAGAAGATTTCCGGATTCTCAGTGCTTTGTTCACCGATAAAGAAGACTTGAGCTCTCTCTTTAGCTTTTTTATTTACTGCTTCTTTTGCTTCTTCCTGCACAGTTTCAAGCTCATTCAAAAGCATAGTCTTTTTTGGCTTTTGACCAGTCTCCCCACTCAATGTGTAGTTTATAGCTACGCGAGGGCTTAAACTTACCAGATTCGTCTTTTGCCCATTCTCCCGAGAGCGGAATGACAATTCGGTTTTCGTCTTGCTCAAATTTCTGCCATAACAACTGCGAATAAAAAACTCGGCGCTCAGGGTAGGGTTGAACCGGGTCTTTTAGTTTTTTAAACACGGTCATGTAAGTATCGGCATCAATACCTGGGATATTTAATGACATACCACGGTCATACGGGAAGCGAATAAATGCCCTACAAATCTGGCGAATAGCATTAACCGGGCGGCGGGATTGCCGCGCTGGAGCATTTCCCCCGCTGGATGCTGACGATGTAGAACGTATTGGATTGGTGTTGTTGTCGCTACCAGTAGTGCCAGGATCAACAACGGGTCGTTGTTCAATCAATTTTAACCCTGCGGGCATCAAACCCGGTGCGCTGTCTAGCATGTTGCGGACGCTTTTTTTCTGTCCCTGCTTAACCACTGTGCTTTCAGCATCTGCATCACAGTTAATATGCTCTTTTCCAGGCATTTTATTAAACGACGGTCTTTTCTTACTTCCTTTTTGCCAAGCGGAAGGATACATCTCAATCCCACATCCCCAGCATACGTAACCGTTCGTATCTACAACATCAAGTAACCAAAGATCTTCTGCCTCAATAATCTCACTGGTATATTTATTACGTGCAGATTCCATGATTTCTCCTTTAAACAGAATTCCTGTGAAGACGGCAACTAGCCTTTATTCAAACCGTTGTTCCAATGCCTCATCTTCCAATCGCTCACGTTCTTTTTCCTTTTCAACCCAGTCAGTCAGTTTTTCATAAACAGCTCTAGCCGACTTAGAAATGTCTGCACGCTCGTGGGTGACCAACTGGCCTATCGCTTCAACCCTAGGTTGCATCACGTTCGCACGACTACCGAACCATGATGAAGGTGCTACGTGTTCGGCAAAGATCTCAAGGACGGCTCGTGGCTCGGGTGAGGCTTCTAGAAATCTCAGAGCATCATCCTGCAAGCAAATAGGACTTTGCTCCCCGTCTTTTGACCATAGATTAATACCTGAAGCGACTGAAGCCCAAACCTGAGGGTCTTTAGTGGTCCTGCACCATTCAATCAAAATATCTACATCGATTTTCGCAATAGGAGACTGATGTGAATCATCATGATTGATGAAATGCAGCCGCCTCTGTTGTTGATCCTCCGTACCATCAAAAATGCGACTGAGAAATTCTTTTGGCATCCATGCAGCGGTGATACCGATAGCGTCTTCGAAAGAATAAATGTAGCCAAAATGCTCATCAACAACAGCGAAGATTGTATTCAGCCATTCTAGCTTTTCAGCCTCGTTGCCATCGAAGCGCAATGTGGCATCGATAACACGTTCCATTGCATAATCCAGATATCCGCCGAGATCGTTGTGATCTCTTTGGAACCTCTGGATTGCAGCGGATATTCCGATTGTTCGTAGCGCAAGACCTAGTGTATCCGTAGCATCTCCTTTATCAGCTAGTTTCATACTCAGTGCTTCCAATACTACTTCATCACCATTCGGTTTACTCAGCAGCCTTTGAGCTAGCTCGAGGACCCTGCTTTCTGGCAAATTAGAGAATTGCTCACCCCACAGAATTGCCCCATACATATGGGGCTGTATGTCAGAGTCATCCAGAAGCGACATGCAACGATCCAGATCGATTTCAGTAAACTCCTGCCAAGGATGAAGGTTGACTAATTCGAATCGAAGTTCGGAATGTTGTGCACACTGATCGAGCAGTTCCTGCGCTAATGCTGAATCGATAGAATGAGTCTCTTCAATGAAACCTCGAATGACCGAAACATCACGTTGAGATTTGTGTTGTAGATCCAATTGAATGACTAGTTGTTGCCAATAAATTCGTAGGTCAGGAGCCCCGTTAGCTAAGCCTTTACCAAATTCGACGCGATACGGCATTCCATCCCGCAAAAAAAGATTAGGGCACAACTCATCAAGTCCATGGGAAGATACTGCAAATTCGTGCCCCAACTTGAAAGCTTTGGCACAAAGTATTTTCCTGATTTCACTGAATTTATTAGTTCCTTGGTGCTCATAATCAGCATCTAGAGCCCAAAAATCGCGCCTATTACTGAGTACATAAACCATGATTGCCGAAACCAAGTCTTTAGGTTCTAATTCTCGTTCCAATGTCACAAGTATTTCCGGCAATGGTTCTACGTCTTCGTTATCTTTTCTTTTTGTATGGAAAAAGTAGATTGTTGAGCGGACAGCTTTCCAGCCTTCACCCCAAGGGCGATGGGCATGTAACTTACGAGCCGCATCAATTAATTTTGACCTTATTCCTCCATGACGCCAAATCCAGCGAAATTTATCAGCCAAGATCCGCCTGGCATCATCTTCAAGCTCGGGCACTCCTGAGGTTCCTAATCTCACCAAAATATCGATGAAGGCGAATAGCCACGCAACAAGTTCATCGTAACTGGGTCGAAATCCATAATCTCTTGGCCTAGCACCAAACTCATTAATTCCGAATCCTGTCCACGGAGGTCCGCCGAGAGCAGTTTCAAGCATTTCGATCCCCATCCTTCTACGTTCGGCCATACTTGAATCAATGCATTCATTCATGATCGCAACACGTTGTTCTAAAGAGGCATGGGTACCGGATAGATAAGGTTGGAAAAACCTCTTTATCTTATTTCGAGCCGAATCATAATTATTGCTCGCGCTTTCCTGGTCTGCGATACGGATTAAGAGCTTAATGCATCGTTCAAAGTATTTCGATTCATATGCAAGTAACTGCAACAATTTGATAATTGCTGTTCGTTGTGGGTTGTAGCGTGATTTAAAATGCTCAAAATTAGACGTAACAAGCGTTTCTTCAATCCTCTCAAGCAAAGCTCCTGGGGCAACTGGAGCGATATAATTTAGAATGCGTGTCGATACATCATCTAGGTCTATTATTTTTCCAAGCAGCCCTTCGGGCTGTAACCAAGCTTCAACAATCTCTTTAGCCACAGCATGGCTATGCAATAGTCCCAACCTGTGCGCGAACGACATCAATAATCGTTGCCGATCCGGAGCTTCAAAGGTCGTTCTAAGTTGATCAATCGGAATACTATTAAGTGCAGATGCTGCCAACTTGTTAGCAATGGCATGGGGAAGGATGGCTCTCCAGTGGGATCTTTTCTGAACAATGTGACGTTCCATCAACTTCGTAACAGCTTTGAATAACTGGATTTTGGGATACCCAGAGAGCACACCCAATATTTCCAGTTCATCGGTAGCTGCATCTGGACTAGATATCGAGAACGAATACACCAGTGACAATATTTCAGCTTGCTCCCGTAAATGGCCGTCGGGATGATTACGTTGTTCAAACAAGCGATTAAACAACTGCGCATCTGAAAGTAGGGCTAAACTCTCACCTTCTTCCACTCTTTCCGCTATAGCCAAAGCCACTCTTGCATTCCCATCTGCGAACTCTGCAATCCGACGGGCATTATTCTGACCAATAGAAGGGAAGCGACGGATAAGAAGTTGCTCTGCCACGTCTGGACCATCTGTCTCAATGTGGATGACCTCAGTTGTCTGTGGTTTGTCATCCCTAATGTCGTACTCGATCGTGATGAGACTTACTTCTTTCCCTGCGGCTGATACTTTGCTGGCAAGCGAAGCATGGAGTTCTGATGGGCAATTATCAAGGATCATAATTGCTCGCCGGCCTTCAGCGAGCAGGTTATCAAGCATTGCTGTAGCCGACGGTACTGGCTCATAGCCAGTATCAACATAAATAGCTACTGTTCGGTCAAGCGCATCTGTTCCAACAGTTTCATCAAAGAGCGCCTGAACGATTCGAGTCTTCCCAACACCAGACAATCCTGTAATACGAACAGCCTTGTTTGTCGAACGGATCAGTGCTCGCATTGGGTTAATTGCTTCATCAATTTTGAGTTTTTGCCCCTTTCCCGATGGTAAAGTAATGGTTACGCCTGGGGCTGAGATTAAAGTGTCTATAACACCTTGTGGTGGATTGCTCCAGGCTCCGTAGGGTTGCCAACCGGAATACCCTTGCCCAAGCTTTGCTTTTACCCACAGCATGACTGATGGATGTTGGCGCAACCATTGGATGAGTTTGGAGCGGTCGTAGAAATCAAGATGAAGATAACTTTCGTTAGGATCATCTTTTACTGCATCCCTCATCGCTTTGAGACGATCCTTCTTTCCTGACGGCGAGCAATCATCACCCAGGCTGACAATGATGTAACTGCCTTGCTTTCTGGCTTGTTCAGAAATGATGGGAGAAAGTGCTTTGCCGGTGCCAATTTCCCTCTCAATTGCAGACTTAGGCATCTTATGTTTCTTTGCCTGAAAGACCGTATCAGGTCTTACAAGAAAGCCTGCTTTCAGTTGATCAATTGGAACCTGAACATGGATGTCAATTCCTCCGTCAGGGGCTGTAATTGAACCAGACCAATTTACACATGCTGGGCTATGGCCGTGCATTGCCACTTCAGCTTCTGCTAGCCGAGCGATCAGCTCTTCCAGCTGGATATCGGAGAGCCGAAGTAATTCGTCCTTTTCAATGTCAAAGATTGCCACTTTTAAACCCTATAAAAGATATTGCGACCATAGAAAAAGTTGCTCTTAGTCTAACCAATGAGGGAAGAGATGTCCGCTGAACATTTACAATTAAAACCATCCACTTCAATTGGTTAAGATGTTCTGACTCAGAACTGTGATGTCGATCATACCTACTTTTACGTAGAGCTATCAGTATGTATGAAACTAAGGTCTAGTATGAACAAAGGACAGGCTCATGCTTTATATGACTGTGAGGTTAACGAGCATTCTAGGTGCAAAAAGTTCCACTAACTTGATGATTTTTTATTCTTGAGGTGGTTTAGTGCGAGTTTAAAAATTTGGCTAATGTTTAAGATCAATAAATAAGTCCTGATTTTTTACTCTTTAGCAATTTTGTTAGCATTTTGTGTACATTAAAAATGAATTTTTAATATTAGTTTTTTTTAGATTTGGTTGTTTAAAATTTTATTGGGTGGAGTACCAATATGAAATGGATAAAAGCACTTAACCTTCAGCAATGGGCAGATTCTATTCCTGCAAAAGTTATTTTTCCAGCACTAATCGCTGATCTTATACGTGCAACGGCTAACAGTATTACTGAAATTAGATTTCCTAATGGTGATAAGGGACAGGTTAGAGGTTATGACGGTGTACTTAAAGCCGAGGGGGTGGCCCCCTATGTTCCTGATGGCGACTCATTCTGGGAATTTGGTGTTAATGAAAAATTGCTTGATAAAGCTAACTTTGATTACGAAAAAAGAACACGCGAAGTTGCTCCAGAGATACGTCTAAAGACTACTTTTGTTTTCGCTTCATTAAGAACATGGGATAATCCTAAGGTAAAGCTTGAAGACTGGCTACAAGAGAAACGCAATAGTGGTAAGTGGAAAGACATCAAATTAATTGATGGTTCTATGCTTGAAGATTGGCTCGGTGTTTGCCCTGCTGTAGCTGCTTACTACGCTCGCTACCATCTTGAGCTAATGCCACAGGTTGGTGTTAGAAGCATTAAGGAGTTTTGGGATGAATTTTCCACTAAATTTAATCCCCCTTTAACTGAAGCAGTCTTGCTGGCGGGGAGAGAAAAGCAAAAAGAGCGTTTTCTGAATGAGTTACGAGAAAATGGTCGAAAAATATCTTTAGCTGCAGATTCTCCGGATGAGGTTATTGCTTTTGCGATTGCAGCTATCAGAACCACTGAAGCGGAACTTCGACATTCCTTTCAAAGTCGAGCACTAATTATTGATACGGATGATGCTGCAAGACAGCTTTCTGGAAAAAGAGGAATGATCTTCTTACCACGTGATCGAGCAAGAGCTTTAGCCGGTTTATTACAGCAAGCATCTATCACAGTAGTAAGTGCCGGAGCCGATGAAACACGAACTGATCACGAACTTCTGATCCGCCCAGATAGTATATCTTTAGGTAAGGCTCTTGAATCTATGGGGTTTGATTCAGATAATAGTTATCAAATAGCGCGGCAGTGTGGCCGAAGTTTGTCTGTTTTGGCTCGCCAGATATCAAGTAGCACGGCTGAATCACCTGAATGGAAAGACAGCCCTGAGTTGCTCCCTGCTTTATTAGCTGGTGCATGGAGTACATGTTCAGAGAAAGATAAGTTAATTCTCAAGCAACTAGCTGGCTATACAGACTATTCTCAAGTTGAAAATCCATTAAGGCTATTAACAAAGCGCCGCGATTCTCCAATTGACCGAGTAGATGATATTTGGTCATTGCGTTCGTCGGTAGATGCTTTTGTACATTTAGGCTATTTGCTGGGTGAAGAACACCTGGAGCGTTTTGAGAAGGCCGTAAGAGAGGTTTTTTCCTATATTCCTGAACCACCAAAGGCCGAAGATCTGTTTGTACCTGACAATGGTATTAAAACGTCTTATAGCTCGTGGTTACGTAATGGAATGACAACAGTTTTGCTACATATGGCAATATTACATGAACAGGCCGAATTCCGGGTTACTGGTATGACACCCCAAGATTTTGTTAACAAAATAGTTCAGAGTATTCCGGGACTTGCTAACGACCATCGACTATTTGTTAGTTTGCGAGATCAACTTCCGCTGCTGGCAGAAGCTGCCCCTGGCCCTTTCCTTGATGCCCTTGAGCAATTGCTTAAGGGCAATGGGGAAATGATTGCTCCAATATTCAATGAAGATAAAGGGCTGTTAACTCCTCGAAGTCATTATCATGGATTAAAATGGGCATTGGAAGCCTTGGCTTGGGAACAAACATATCTATTACGCGCTGCAATCTGTCTTGCAAAACTCGCTGTAATAGATCCCGGAGGAACTTACTCAGATCGCCCTCTTAATAGTTTAAGAACCATTTTTCTGGCATGGTCTCCTAATACATGGGCACCAGTAAAAGTTAGAAATGCAATTATAAAAAAAATTATCACTATTGTTCCTAGTATTGGGTGGAGTTTGTTACAAAATCTCCTTCCTCGCTCCCATGATACCTCTGATCAAAACCAAAAAATGAAGTTCAGAGAGTCGGATAAAGATGTAGAAAAACTAACGTGGGGCGTTGTTTGGGAGGGGCAAATCTTTATTATCCAAGAAGCAATTAAACTTGCAGGTATACTCCCAACAAGATGGGAAATCCTAATCTCTCATTTAAGCTCATTCCCTGAGAATGCAATAGATGAAACACTTTCTCATCTTGAACTTTGCCTTTCTCAACAAACTGAAGAGGATCAGTTCATCGTATGGGAGGCTTTGCGTCATGAGTATTCTCGCCATAAAAAATATTCAGATGCGAACTGGGCATTTAAATTTGAGTCTATGGAAAAAATAGCGAAAATACTTGATAATTATAAACCAATTGACATGGTTAGAGCCAGTTTATGGATTTTCAATGATTGGGATTCTGATATTGAAGAGTCAATTGAAAATGCTGGCGGAATTTTTTCTTCTGTCGAAGAAATGCGAAGTGAAAAACTTAGGGAAATATACTTTACTTTAGGTTTGTCTGGGGTGAAAGACCTTTTTCAACAAGTTAATAATGTTTTTATTGCAGCAAGGCATATATCAGCACTCTCGTTGGATGAAGAAAAATTAAATGATTTGTTTGTAATGCTTATTAACAACAAAAAAAATATTGATGAAGTTTGTGGGTTGTTAATGCAATATGGTGTTGAATGCTTTGGTGCTGAATGGCTTAATAAAATAAAAGTGTATTTTAAACAGTTTAAAATTACCCCTGATAGGGCTGGGAAAATCTTAGCATCGTTAAGAGACTCACAAGAGATATGGAGCATTATTGAAGGGTTTGAAGATAACATCAACGAAAAATATTGGTTGCAAAAACAACCCATTGCAATGATGGGTAAAACTTCGGATTTATTTGTTCTTATGGATAAATATATAGAAAGGGGCCGGGGTCTTGCTGCTATTATATCAGCAAATCAACGCCTTTCTGAGATTCCATCTACAACACTTTTATATCTTCTAGATATAGTCGTTAAAGAAATAAATAGCCAGGATATCCAATTTGATACAATGCTATCGTACTATGTAAAAAAAGTTTTTGATGAACTCAAACAACGTAACGATGTTTCTGAAACAGATTTGGCATTTAAAGAAATGACCTACTTGCCTTGTTTTCCGGATAGCGATGAGCCACTTATCCTGCATCGTCTAATGATGAAAAAGCCAGAGGTTTTTATAGAAGCAATATGTATTGTATATCGTAGTGACGAAGATGAACAAACAGAACCATCGGAGTTGGAAGTTAAAAGAGCTACTTCTATATACAGATTACTTGAAAAATTACGAATACTACCAGGGCAGATAGACAATGAAATTGATCAAGATAAACTTGAAGATTGGTGTGAGAATGTACGCCATTTAGCAAAATTGCATCATCGCCAAGAAATCACTGATCATGTAATAGGAAAAATTCTGGCACATGCCCCTAATAGCTCAGTAGATAATTCCTGGCCACATGAAGCAATTCGGCACATCATTGAAATATTATCTTCTGATGAGTTAGAGCAAGGTATACAAATTGGTAGGTACAATAAAAGGGGGGTATTTGCTCGTATGCGTTACGAAGGTGGAAACCAAGAAAGGATATTAGCTGAGCAGTACCGAGAATGGGCAAATTCAATGCCCCACTGCGTCCGTACTTCTGCAATGCTATTTAGAATCGCTGACGAATGGGAATACTCAGCAAAAAACGCAGATATTCGAGCCGCAAAGGCTGATTTAAAATAGAAAGATTCAAAACCAAAATTAGAATAAATCATAAAAACCCTGCTTAAGAGCAGGGTTTAACTTCTTTCAGCGTCATTTAAAATTGCAGACCTTCAGGTTAATCTACCCAAAAACAGAACGGGTTTTAGCTACGACATGTCATCCAACTAACCGCATTGCCTTTATCCCTCCTTCAATCATACTACCGTGATCTGCAGCCATCACAAAATCAGCCCACCACTGCATCATAGGCCGTCGCTGCTCAAGATAATCACTACGGTTATACGCACGACGAACCTCATTCTTATCCACATGAGCAAGTGCAGCCTCAATAACATCAGGTGGAAATCCCTGCTCATTAAGGGCTGTACTGGCGATAGATCGCAGGCCGTGTGAAACGAGCACCCCACCAAAACCTGCGCGTTTTAGCGATGCGTTTACGGTCTGACTGTTCATCGGCTGGTTTGGCTTGATGCGGCTGGGAAAGATAAATTCTCGATTTCCACTTAACGGCTTCATCATCTCTAGTATCGCAATTGCTTCATCTGACAATGGAACAGTATGGTCGCGGTTCATTTTCATGCGTGCTGCAGGAATCTTCCACTCTCGCGCTTCTATGTCTACCTCTTCCCAGAGAGCTTCAGCCGCTTCGGCAGGGCGGGTAATAGTAAGAAGTTGCCACATGAACAGGCAGCGTGTGGAAAGGCTAATGCTGGCTGTTCGCATCGTCTGCATTAACTGAGGTAGCTGATCCGGTCGAATGCTGGGCATGTTCTTTTTCTGAGGCTTCTCGAAGGCTTTACCGATATTAACGCTGGGAACAGCATCAATCAGCCCTGTGTTCTGGGCATAGATCATGACCTCATTAATACGTTGGCACAGGCGACGAACAGTTTCCAGTGCTCCTCTGGCCTGAACCGGTTGTACGGCCTGAACCAGTGTATGAGCTTTAATATCTGTAACGCTAACGTCGCCAATCGCAGGAAAGACGTCTCTTTCAAGAGAGCGCCAGATATCTTCCGCATAGTCCTCTGTCACACTGGCTTTCTTCACATTCCACCAACGTTCAGCTACGAGTTGGAAAGTGTTGGTTTTGGCTTCCAGCGAACTGCGCAATTGTTCTTGCTGATGTTCCTGCGGATCGATCTGTTTAGCCAGTAGTGAGCGGGACTCTGCACGGTAGTTTCTGGCATCGGCAAGGGTAACTGACGGGTAGGAGCCTATGCTCTTCTTTGCTCGTTTCTTGGTGACAGGGCGAATGTAGCGAAACTGCCAGATTTTACTCCCGCTGGATTTAATGAGTAGCTCAAGGCCATCGCCATCATAGAGAACGTAGTCCGCCTCCTTGGGTTTGGCTGATTCTATTTCTTTAACGGATAGAGGTTTGGTTTGTCTTGCCATTGCCGGGTTTCCATAGTTTTAGGCACCTCAAAAAACAATAAAGCTTTATGAGGTGCCTAACAAGGTGCCTAAAAGGATCGGATTTAATTAGTTTTCTTCGGACTTCGCGGGACAAATTGAGGGCACAAAAAAGCCCGCAGGGCTTGCGCCGTGCGGGCTCTTAGGACTTCATCGGATGACTCTGGTAATCACCGATGGAGAATTTTGGTGGAGCTGGCGGGAGTTGAACCCGCGTCAAAATTTATATAATCTTTTGTAAAATATACGTTTTTTCTATTGTTTTTGATCCGCGTATACTTCGCGTACACTTTGCCATTTGAACTTAAACATGCTGCCGTCGCTACATCATGACATGTTATTTTTACTTCTCATTTTCAAAGTCATCACGAATGTTAATTAGATCTGTAATCAAAGCGCCAACTTTAGTTGAAGGATTTATCGAACCGTCTTTTTTGGCGGCATCTTCGACTCTTTTAGCATTGATTAATGCCGTATCGAGCCGATCTTGCAATTTATTAAATACACCTGATGCCTTTTTCTCATAATCTGGCATGTATTTTTTTAACTCAGCTAGCATTTGTGCGCCTTCACTTTTGCCTTTCTGAGGTGAAAATGATTTTCGGGTGTATCCAAAATGTAGTATCAGCCAGTACTCGAAACATGGTATGGAAGTTATAGCAACAAAAATCCCTTTTGGATTTAAGGAATTAATCCTGCTAAGAGCTTCATCATAGTTAGGGTGAGCGTCTCTATCAAAGACACAATAAACCTTATCATAAGGGTCGCTCCTTTTTTTTTCCGTATTATATTTTTCTTTTGCCCAAGATACCACATTCATAGGGCTTGAGCCGCACTCTCCAGAAATCTCAACTATGCTTGCCGTGCTTATACGGCAATGTTTTATAAAATCTGTAAAATATGCGGGCTCAGTCTTCTCTCCCTCACAGACGATAAGAATTTTCTTCATTTGAGCTCGTGCTTTACTAACTCGTTTGAATTCATTATTACGCCGAGCCTTTCTTTTTTTGAACAGATCTTCGCTTCCCATTAATATCTCTCCCATTTCCCAATGAGTGGTAAAGCCCCATATCTACCGTCAAGATAAGAAGCTTCTAAATTCTCCCTTCCTTTTCTTGGACTAAAATCCGTAAGTGGGAAAAGATTTGTTTGCTTTGAATTGTCTTTTTCTACAAACCAAATCTGATCTCGTCTGAAAACATCTTGATTTAAAATAGACGTCTCATGAGTTGTAAAGATTAACTGGGCACCATTCTTATTGATATTTTTATCGTGAAATAAACCTACAATAAACTCAACTAATTTGGGGTGTAAGTTATCATTTAATTCATCAATAAACAGGATGTTTCCTGTCTCGAGTGAATGTGATAAGGGACCCGCGAAACTAAAGATTTTTCTAGTTCCATGCGATTCATCTTTTAAATCGAATGGAATTGGCTCTCCATCCTCATTATTATGAAGTGTTTTAATGACATATTCTTCCTTGCCTTGCATATTCTTAATCACTAGTTCCTTGATGGCTGCAGGCATATCATCAGGAAGAGCATTGGGATTGAATTTTTCTTTTGTTACATGAATGTCATCAATACCTACATCGGCAGCTTTTAAAAAATTGAGAATCTCATCTTTCTTATCATTTAAGCATTGCTTTGCACTGTAATCACTATCCCAACCTGTTAATTCAGTAAATTTAACTTTGTAATAAAACCAATCGTATACAGGTTTTAGTTGTACACTGTTTAATTGTACCGCTGTAGAAAGAAAGAGCGCATTAGGCCTAGTTGATTTCAACCATGTTTGTTTTTCTCCTGTCAACGATGGCCCCAACTCCCATTCATGGGTTTGTTTTTCTTCATCCCATAGACGTAAAAACCATTTTTGTGGTCTGCCTTTGGGGAATGCAAATAACCATTCGTCGTGAATAAAATCTTCTGTTGCAGAAAAACCATACTGGTATCTGATGCCTTCGGAAATAAAGTTAATTTCAAATTCAGATGGTTGATTAATCTTCTTTGAGTCTAGTCTAAAAGGCGTGATATCAAGTTTATCACCACTTTTATAACCTGTAGCAGACCGGACAATAAGTTCAGCCATAGTTGTAATAGCGTTAATAATGTTTGATTTTCCGGCAGCATTAGGGCCATAAATCACAGCACTTTTAAGCAATTCAAGAGATTTAGGTTCATCAATACTGAACAGATTATTAGGCAAATCGTTAAGTTTTGATGCAACTAAACTCAGTGTTTGTTTCTCTGAAATAGATTTATAGTTTTGTACTGTAAACTCAATCAACATAATTTATACCCTTTTAACTTCCCATAGCTTAAAAACCACTAAAAGTGATTTTATAGCACAAATTTGACAAAAAACGTCAAATCTTTGCATTTAATGCACACTAAAACCATTGTACACTATCCTCATCATCCTGCTAACATTCTTGTAAGCTTTACTGTTTTGCGAAGGGGGGCTAGTGCTATCGGGCGTTTTACTTCTCAATTTTCATGTTCTCCGGATTTTTTGATACTTGGTCCTTACAAGCTGTCTTGCCATCATAGTCTACGAGATACGAACCATAATGCCTGAAAAGCATTTCCGGCCCTTTATGCCCCATTTGAGCTGCAAGCCAAAACAGATTTGCTCCTCGGCTGATATGGCTGGTGGCGAATGTATGCCTAGTTTGATATGGATTTCTGTATCGAATACCTGCTTTCCGTAATGTTGGCACCCATGCTTTTTTCCTGATTGCATCAGCACTTGCCCAAGGCTTATTGGTCTTTGGGTCTTCAAAGACAGTAGCATCCTTCATGAATGTAAATGGCTTCTGATTTATCAGCGCCAACATTGCCTCTTCTGTCAGTTCAACTTTACGAGTACCTGCTTTTGTCTTTGTCCCTTTGATAACACCGACAACACTTGCGCTCTGGACATGGGCAGTTTTTCCAACAAAGTCGATATCACGCCATCGAAGGGCACATAATTCAGAACTACGCAGGCCTGTATGTATAGCGAACCGGAACAGATTCTCCCATTGTTTGTTTCCGGCTGCTGCTAGTAATGCATCAACTTCTGTTGGTGATAGCGGATCAACCACGTAGCTGCTTTCTACTTCTGACTTATCACTTTGGTAGCGCGAAGCAGTTACCAACGATACGGGGTTAATTTGAAGTACCCCATCGGTTACGGCTTCATCAAGTGCTGACCGCAGGAAAGATAACTGGTTGCGAATTGTTTTTAAGGTCGTTTTCTGGCTTTGAATCCACGCTTTCAGGATTGCTGGTGTTAATTCACTTGCAGGGCAAATGTGGAGTGAGGCTAACGCACTACGGCATTTTTTATAACCACCAATCGTAGATGGTGAAAGTTTTCTCGTTTCGCAGATTTCAAGGTATTCGTCCAGGTACATTTTTACCGTTTTGCCTGCAGCAGCATTACCAAAAATTTTCAAACGAGCAGAACGGGGAAAATATTCCGCATAAATGAATGTTCCCCTTTCGATCTTATTATGAATTTCGCCGAGTGTGCGCTCGGCGTATTTAATGTTCTTTGGTGTTACTTCCAGATTGGAAAGTGGCTCACGACATTTAACTCCTTTGTAGGTGAAAGTTATATTGATCGTTTCTCCCTGACGGTGTTTTCTGATTGTTACGCCGCGCGGTAGTTTGAGCAGTTTTGTCTGGCCCATTTTGCAACCTCACTAAGATCAATCCACCTCTCCTTAACGCCTTCAACCTTTAAAACCTGAACACCTTCACGCCAAACACCGCGCTGTACACGTTTGTTTATTGCTTCAGGAGTTTCGCCAGTTTCTTTGCAATAAGTTGAGATAGGAACGCAATCGAGGTTCAGCATATGTTTCTCCACTTAGCCCGCTGCACACGGGCAGTAATATCAAATTCCAGTCCTGATAATTAATTTTGTTCTCTGGTTGCTACCTGTTTTATTGGCCTGATGCTGTCCAGGAGCAGACGGCGACGCATGTTTGGCGCACCCCAACGGTAACCAGTCTTTTTGTCGTAGGATTCACAACGTCCGGCAACCCAGGACGTTTCAGTGGAATGTAATTTCATCCGCTTTTCACTGTCTCGGGTGATAACAATTCCTGTATGAGTTTTTATCACGCTCATTTCTTAGTCTCTGGTGCTTTCGGCATTACTGCCCAGTGAGTGATATTGACGTTTTCAAGGTCCCCGACCTGAAATGTCCACTGCCATTCTCCGGTTTCTTTTTGCCCCATGTGTACCAGAGAGAACGCCAGCCAATCAGCCAGCCTTCTCCATTAGCATCAAATAACAGAACACTTTCATTTGCTGGCGGCAGTTCAGCTGACACTGGTATTACTTTGTTTTCCAGAGCCGCACATTTAGCTTCAAGCGCATCGAATTTACGTACCAGATACTCAGCATTTGTTTCATTCACTTTCAGATCTCGCGGTACACATTTCCCGCGAAGAACCCCTTCCATTTCGAAAACATTCATGCGCATTTGCGTAACTCCGATAATTCGTTAAAGCGTTCCATAAACATCCCGTAGGCATGGCCTGGAGCCAGTGGAATCACGTTGAACATCTCTGTTGCCGGGATACCTTCCAGCACAGGCCAGAAAGAGCCATCATCAAGCCCGAGATCGCGGCGTTCGGTTGCCAGCATGATGAGATCGGCATATTTCACGGGGGTACTCATAACCGGGGGTAACCCGTATTTCTCACGGATTACGGCGTCTATTTTTTCTTCCATCCGTTTATAGTCAGGAAGAAGGCGTTTCAGTGGCGCCGGGATGTCCTGGCAATACGCTTCTGTTGCATCATGCATTAACGCTTCAAAAGCAAATTCCTGCGGTACCAGTTGGCTGCAAAGCACCGCATGTTGGGCGACGCTGTAGAAATGTGAAAGATGTCCTGCAAAGCGACAGATATTTGAAAGAGAAACCGCGATATCGTTAATAACGATGTCGTCTTTATTTATCCTGTCATAATAAAAATGCTTCCCGGAAAAAGTTTTAATAAATGACATTTTGTTCTCCACGTATATGCGCTGCACCGCGCTGAATTCTGGTAAAAGGAAGCCCTCACCATCCGGCGATTATTGAGTCAATTACGTTTCCATAAATGCCCCCGCAGGGGCATTTGCAGTAATGAAATCAGGCGGTGAAAGTACCAATAAAGGTTTCTACTTTGCTGTCCTTGAATTTCTCAACAAGCAGATCACGAAATTCGTTAGCCATTTCTTCCTGCACTGCTTCCAGCTGAATAATGCGCAGAACCAGTACAGGACGATCGCCAGTGATAATGCTGAGGCGTAATTTAAACGGACGTTCTTTCAGGCCTTCAAACGGAACGCATTTAAATTCAAATGCCACAGGCATAATATCTTTGGTCTTCGCTTCGACAGACTCCATCAGGGAGCGTTTGCCGCTGAAGTCATTGTCTTCAAAATCAGCGGTCTGGTTTGCTTCAATCGTGATTTTACGGACTGCCGCAGCCGCTTTTGTTGCCTGAATGGCATCACCATTAGCATCAAAGCCCACAAGGTAGTCGGCCCAGTCTTCGATCCATTCTGCCAGTGACTTCTGGGAGTTACGCTCGCCGTTAACAGACAACAGAGCAGAGAACGGTGCTGTCTTTTTCAGTTTGAGAGTGGCAGTGTTATCTGCGTGACCTGGCTCATCAATAGTACCTAGGTTAAGCACACTGACGGCACGCATATTATCGGCATCGATAAAGCAGCGGGTGCCTTCATCTGCAAGATCTTTAGAATAACGAGTAAAGTCATCGATGCTGGCAGTGGAAAGCGCACCACGGAAACGGAAACGATTTAAATTAAATTTTTCCAGATCATGAATGCGGAAATTCTCAGGCAATGCCACAGCATCGGCACCAATCTTACTGATAATTTCATTAACACCCAGAGCAGAAATAAGGGCATGGATTTGATTAATTGCGGTTGCGTCTAAGTTCTGAGACATAATAAGTCCTCACTATATAAAAATATTCAGTGATGAGAGAAATAATCAGTTTATTAAAAACGATATTAATGACCTGCTGCGCGGAGTTTTCCGTCAGGTTCACCGGCAAGAGTCAGTAATTGTCCCTGGTCTTCCTGTAGAATAGTCAGGCGACCACCGCGATTGACATACATCGGCGTTTCGGTGGTGTCTTCTTCGGAAATTTTCCCGCGGTTAGTCGGGCGAACATATGAGAGTTTGTGTTTGATTTTCACACGGTTCTCATCAAATGGTTCGATTTCCAGGTTGAGTGAGACCTTCCCTTTGGTTTTCGTGTTCATCACACCGGAAGCGACTTCACTGAGAACTGCGCCGATTTTGGTTTCAAATACGCCGCCGTCCAGCTCCCCGATAAATGCCTGCACATCAGTACTGCGTTCGCTAGCCATTTTGCTGCTCCTCATCATATCGACCCTGCAAGGTCGGTTGGTTTCTCCACAAAACAGAGAAGAACACCTGCGGTGGCAGCCGCCCGGATGGATTGGGTTATGAGCCCGTCGTCCGGTGATGCTCTTCTCTGTTTTGTAAAAAGAGCGGTACCAGCCGGAAGCAAGGGGACAAACTGGTACCGCCAAAGCAGTGGCTGTTGTGGTGGGGTTGTCACTCAGGCGTATGGTCAACCTGACAATCCGGTGTTCTCAACGGGGAAAGAGTAACCCCGCCATACTTACCGCCGCGCCATTTCGCGGATTACCACAACGCTGAGAGCACTTAGCCAGTTACGGCACCACACTTTGTCACGGCTCCATAAATGCCCTCATCGTTGCACCCTGGTCTCTTCCCAGGCGTCAAACCGAATCGCCACGCTGGTTAGGCGTCTTATCAGCATCATCATTGACTTGCACATTCCGGCTACCTGGTTTGTTTGCCCGAGCAAGGAGTGGATTGTCCCCTTTAACGTCCCCAGACCGCTAACGACGCATGTGCCATACGCCGTGTTACAACCAAATTTTGTTTAATCTTGCCTGTGTTGTGTTTCTTTTAGATACATTATGTATCTCATGGGTACATTGTCAAGTATAAAAAAACCTGCCGAAGCAGGTTATAAATATTTATTAGGCCTTTATTATGTATCTTCTTGGTTTTCCTGAGAAAATCACTGTACCAATTATAGAGCAATTACCGTTGATCTTAATGTAAGGTTCAGGCCAGTTTGGGTTTAATGCTTTGAGGTAACGCTGTGTTCCATCTTCTATCAACCGCTTGAAGGTGGTTTCGCCTGTATCGTGCATCAATGCAATAACGTCGTCACCGTGGCAGGCAGGGACTTCAGGATCAACAAAAATCATGTCTCCCGGGCGGTACTCATCAATCATTGAATCACCAATCACCCGCAAGATATAAGTCATTTCGCCACAGGGTACAGGGCAGGGGTAAGTTTCTGCTGTGCTCAAATCAACCTCAGAATAGCCAACTTCTTTCCATGCTCCGGCCTGTACCCATGATATGACAGGGACTAACGTTATTTGTTTGTTAGTGATTGAAACATCAGGTTTTTTTGTGATGTTCGTGGTCTGGTGTTCTTGATCAAGCCATCCGACAGGCAGGTCGAAACATTTTTCGATGTGCCGCGCCATGCTGTCACCGATATTTTTAGTAGCACCATCTCCCATAAACCTGCTGGTCTGGGTTGGCTCGCGATCAATCATGGTGGCAAAGGAAGAATTCCCGCCAACACCATCTCTCAGTTTTCTGGCGTTAGACCGCCGGATGTCATGGACTGTTTTCATAAAGAAATTAAAACCTTTGTACCGATAAGGTACAAGTATCTTGAAGGTTCATCTCAATCATGTAATATGTATACCGGAGGTACATATTGTATGAAAGCGTATTGGGACTCTTTAACCAAAGAACAGCAGGGCGAGTTGGCCGGAAAAGTTGGCTCAACACCAGGCTACTTACGGCTGGTTTTCAATGGTTATAAAAAAGCCAGTTTTGTGCTGGCTAAAAAACTTGAGCAATGCACGTCAGGTGCAATTACGAAATCTGACTTAAGACCGGATATCTATCCGAAAGATTAACAGAACACCTTCAATTTTTAACCACAGAACGATGAGGCTAACCGTGGGTAAGCATCACTGGAAAGTAGAAAAACAGCCTGAGTGGTACGTGAAAGCTGTCAGAAAAACTATCGCGGCGTTGCCGGGGGGTTACGCTGAAGCTGCTGAGTGGCTGGATGTAACAGAGAACGCTTTATTCAACCGCCTTCGTGCAGATGGCGATCAGATTTTCCCGCTGGGATGGGCAATGATTTTACAGCGCGCGGCTGGCACTCACTACATTGCGGATGCTGTCGCACAGTCTGCTGGTGGGGTGTTTGTATCGCTTCCTGAAATTGAGGAAGTAGAGAACGCCGATATAAACCAGCGCCTGCTGGAAGTCATCGAACAGATCGGGAATTACTCAAAGCAGATTCGTTCGGCAATCGAAGATGGGGTCGTGGAGCCACACGAGCAGACAGCAATTAATGATGAGTTGTATCTGTCAATTTCGAAGCTCCAGGAGCATGCAGCACTGGTCTACAAAATCTTTTGCGCTCCAGAAAAGAGTGACGCCCGCGAGTGTGCAGCTCCGGGCGTCGTGGCGTTTTGTGTCTGTGGAGAAACTAACGCATGAACAGTTTAACGGCAAATAACCGTTTGTCGCAACAGCTGGTGGTCAGTGTCGCTGCACACCTGTTGTTACGGCATGAATGCAGATTACCAAATCACCTGGCTGTAAGTAACCACAGAGAACTTTACCTGACTGTGGGGGGCGAGTTGTGCAGGAACTTAACCGCTGGTTTCGTGACGGAAGAGGGCTTTATGTCCATGTTATTCGTTGGGAGCCAGAAACACAGCGCGTTATCTATCTTCGCAAAGACTACCCGCATGAGTGCTTTAGTCCTTTGTGGAAATTCAGGCGTGATTTTGTTGAGTGTGAAGGACCACCAGCACATTGATTCTGCCATTCCGGGACGTTACACTGTTCAGGCACCTTATAAAGCGGGTGCCGGGATTGGCGTCCTGGAAATGTTATCGGCGATATATGACGCGCCAGCGTCTTTTTTATCGTCTGCGTCTGCGCACACCCAAATTATGGTGGGCTGGACGGGGGCACCGAAAGGTGCGCCGGTTTCCGATAACGCCGGTTACGCCAACCCCGTTCAGTTCACCACCAGCGAAATTGGCGTTTCCGGTGGTGAAGGTAATTCACTGTTATCGGAGGCTGCCATCATGGCTACTGTCCCAGCCCTCACTCGTCTGAATGATGAAGACTTACATAAACTCAGTTATGTAACAACTGCACTACGTGCTCTGCGCAAGGTAACTCTTTCGGATCCGCAGGCGCATCAGGTTCTGGTAGAAACCCTTCTTAACTTGCAGGCTGAACGTATCCGTTTGGCGGATAAGGCTAATTTTCATATTCACCGTCTCCTGAATATCAGCGGAGGGCATCGTCATGCTTAATCCGTTGATCCTCAATATTTGCCGTTTGCTTCAGCGTAAAAAAACATCAATTCCTACAGTTGGGCAGTGGTACACCACGCCTGCAGGGCATGTTCTACGTGTCAGCCTGGTTGACCGTGAATGTCAGAAGGTGGTTTGTGAACCGCTGGGCCGTAATTACCGCGTCAGTATGCCGCTTATAGCCTTTCGCTCCGGAAAAAACATGAAGCATCTCGGAGGTGCAGCATGAGTATGGAGCTGATGGTTAAAGCGATGAAAATTCGAGTGGGTAATCCATTGCGAAAACTGGTTCTGATCAAGCTGGCTGATAATGCCAGCGATCAGGGTGAGTGCTGGCCCAGCTACCAGCATATTGCTGACCAGTGCGAGATTAGCAAACGTTCTGTGATGAATCATATTGCGGCCCTTTGTGAGTCCGGGCTGGTAAAAAAAGTCACCCGGAAAGGTGAAAAAGGTAACTCAAGTAATATCTATCTCCTTCATCTGGATGGTGCAGGAGATTCACTAGGGGGTAGTGCAAATAATTCACTATCTGGTGCAGCAAATTCACCAGGTAGTGCAGGAGTTGCACCAGGGGGTAGTGCAGGAGATTCACCCAGAACCAGTCACTCTTTTGAACCAGTCAATGAACCAATAGCTGTTGGTGCATCTGCTGATGAGTCTGTGCGAGTTCGTTCAAACCGACCGGAATACTCTCCGGAGTTTGAGCAGGCATGGCTGGCCTATCCCAAACGTGCTGGTGGCAATTCAAAATCTGCAGCCTTCAAAGCCTGGAAAGCCCGTTTGAATGAGGGGGTAAACCCCGAAACCATGCTGGAAGGTGTGAAACGCTACGCGGGCTGGGTATCTGCGATGGGTAACAGCGGCACACAATTTGTGAAACAGGCTGTCACGTTCTTTGGCCCGGATCGTCATTTCGAAGAATCCTGGGAAGTTCCTGCGGTATCTGCAGTCAGACGCGAGGACCCGTACTTCAAAGCCAGTTACGACAACGTGGACTACAGCCAGATCCCGGAAGGATTCAGGGGGTGATCATGAGTCTTTTGAATGAAGTTCAGAAATTCATTGAAGCCCATCCGGGGTGTACTTCCGGAGACATTGCGGATGCTTTTTACGTGGGGGCTTAATGAGTAATAAATATTGCCAGGCGCTGGTAGAACTGCGGAACAAACCAGCCCATGAACTGAAGGAAGTGGGCGATCAGTGGCGCACGCCGGACAACATTTTCTGGGGAATTAACACCTTGTTTGGTCCGTTTGTTCTGGATCTGTTCACTGACGGTGATAACGCCAAATGTGCCGCGTATTACACGGCGGAAGACAACGCGCTGGCGCATGACTGGTCAGAACGTCTTGCGGAGCTTAAAGGTGCTGCCTTTGGCAATCCCCCATACAGCCGCGCCAGTCAGCATGAGGAGCAATACATCACCGGCATGCGTTACATCATGAAACATGCCAGTGCCATGCGTGATAAGGGCGGGCGCTATGTTTTCCTGATCAAAGCTGCCACCAGCGAAGTGTGGTGGCCGGAAGATGCGGACCATATTGCTTTTATTCGCGGGCGTATTGGTTTTGAACTGCCTGCCTGGTTTATCCCGAAGGATGAGAAGCAGGTGCCGACAGGCGCTTTCTTCGCTGGTGCTATTGCTGTTTTCGACAAGACCTGGAAGGGACCGGCAATCAGCTACATCGGGCGCGATGTACTTGAGGCATGTGGTGAAGCCTTTCTGGTGCAGGTTCGCCAGCAGGCGGAAAAACTGGTCAGGGAGATGGCGGCATGACGACGTTAACTCAATGCCAGCAGCAGGTGCTGGATATGCTGATTTCTTATCAGAAAGAACGTGGCTTCCCGCCAACCAATCAGGAGGTGGCAACCATGCTGGGATACCGTTCAGTGAATGCAGCGGTGGAGCATCTTCGCGCACTGGAGAAAAAAGGCGTCATCACGATAAAGCGTGGTGTGGCCCGGGGGATCACGCTTCATACCGTGGTGAAGGACGACGACAGCGAGGCGGTCGGGATTATCCGCTCACTGCTTGCCGGTGAGGAAAACGCCAGGCTGCGTGCAGCCCACTGGTTACATGAGAGGGGCCTGAAAGTATGAAGCTGATCCTGCCTTTTCCGCCCAGCGTGAACACGTACTGGCGACACCCCAACAAAGGGGCATTTGCTGGTAAGAGCCTGATAAGCGAGGCGGGGCGAAAATTTCAGAGCGCGGCGTGCGCAGCAATAGTTGAGCAGTTACGTCGTCTGCCGAAACCAACGTCGGCACCTGCTTCAGTGGAGATCGTGTTGTTTCCTCCGGATAACCGGATCCGCGATCTGGACAACTATAACAAGGCTCTGTTTGACGCCCTGACCCACGCGGGTGTGTGGGAAGACGACAGACAGGTGAAAAGAATGCTGGTGGAGTGGGGACCGGTTATCCCGAAAGGGAAGGTCGAGATCACTATCAGTAAGTATGAGAAACCGGCGGGTGCAGCCGCCTGATTAAGAGGAGAAACGAAGTATGAATAATCTGATGGTCATTGATGGTATTGAAGTTCGTCGTGATGCTTATGGGCGTTACAGCCTGAACGATCTGCACAGGGCTGCCGGTTCTCTGGATAAGCATAAGCCTGCATTCTGGCTCCGCAATGAGCAAACTGAACGTTTAATAAGCGAGTTGCAGATTTGCAACTCGGTCAATATAGAGCCAGTTAACGTTATTCGTGGCGGAAATAACCAGGGGACGTATGTCTGCAAAGAACTGGTGTATGCCTATGCAATGTGGATCAGCCCGTCATTCCATCTGAAGGTGATCCGTACTTTCGACATGGTAACCAGCGCACCGGAAAAATTATCCGGACAGGCTGCTGACAAGATGCAGGCTGGCGTGATTCTGCTGGACTTTATGCGCCGGGAATTAAACCTGTCTAACTCTTCAGTGCTTGGTGCCTGTCAGAAACTCCAGGAGGCTGTTGGCTTACCGAATCTGGCACCGCGCTATGCCATTGATGCTCCTGCTGACGCGACTGATGGCTCAAGCCGTCCCACGCTGTCACTGAGTGCACTGCTGAAACAGTATGGTATCCGCCTGACGGCTAATCAGGCATATCACCAGATGGTGAAGCTGGGGATCGTTGAACAACGCGAACGATACAGCCGTACCGCGATTAACAACATCAAAAAATTCTGGTCGCTGACGGCGAAAGGCTGCATGTTCGGCAAGAACATCACCAGTCCTGCAAATCCGCGCGAGACGCAGCCGCATTTCTTCGAATCCCGATTCCCTGAGCTGTTAAAGCTGCTCGATACCGTTCATTGAGGTGATCGTGAGAGCACTACTGACCCCTGAAATTGCCCCGCGTATGGGGATCGTATTGTTCAGGCCTGGTTCAGAGCTGATGCCCCTGTTTATGCAGGGGCGTGTCCTGCTGGAGCCTGAGCCGGAACGTTATTCATCTTTTGCCAGTGGTGCCGTTCCGGCGGCATCACAACCACTGGCGGATGATCCTGCCGTTCGGGCCGTGTTCCGTAATGAGGCAGTGATCCGTCGTGCTGGTGGCGTGGAATGTCTTGAAAGCTGGTTACTTCGTGAAAAAGGCTGTCAGTGGCCTCATTCCGACTGGCACAGCGAGAACATGACCACAATGCGACATGCTCCGGGCGCAATCCGTCTGTGCTGGCACTGCGATAACCAGCTGCGCGATCAATTCACGGAACGGCTGGAATCAATGGCAACGGATAACTGTGCCCGCTGGGTGTTGTCTGTCGTGCGTCGGGATCTCGGTTTTGATGACAGTCACGTTGTGACAATGCCGGAACTGTGCTGGTGGCTGGTTCGTAATGACCTGGCGGATGCCTTACCGGAAAGTGCAGCCCGTAAGGCACTGAGATTACCGAAGCCTGTTGTGCCGTCTGTCACCCGGGAAAGTGACCTTGTGCCTTCGGTTCCTGCCACCAGTATCATCCAGGATAAAGCGAAAAAGGTGCTGGCGCTGAAAGTGGATCCGGAGTCGCCGGAGTCTTTTATGTTACGCCCAAAACGTCGCCGCTGGGTTAATGAAAAGTACACGCGCTGGGTTAAGACACAGCCGTGTGCATGTTGTGGAAAGCCCGCTGATGATCCCCACCACCTGATAGGTCACGGTCAGGGTGGAATGGGAACAAAAGCGCATGACCTCTTTGTGTTGCCTTTGTGCAGAAAGCATCACGACGAGCTGCATGCGGATACCGTGGCATTTGAAGAGAAGTATGGCTCCCAGCTGGAGCTGATATTTCGTTTTATCGATCGTGCGCTGGCAATTGGCGTGCTGGCCTGATTTTGTGGAGAAAGTTGATGCGTGATATGTATGAAGTATTGGACCGCTGGGGAGCATGGGCTGCAGCAGAAAATAGTGGTGTGGACTGGCAGCCGATAGCGGCTGGTTTCAAGGGACTTTTACCACACGGTAAAAAGTCACGTCTCCAGTGTGATGATGATGAAGGCATCATGATAGACGGTTGTGTGGCTCGGTTGCGAAAGTATAAACCAGAGGAATATGAGCTGATCATAGCTCACTTTGTTATTGGTATCTCATTACGCACTATTGCCAAGAAGAGAAGATGTTCAGATGGCACAATTAGGAAGGAATTGCAGACTGCCATGGGGTTTATCAGCGGTGTAATAATAACTATAAACCCCATTATGGTAGTTAATTAATGTGAATCCTATCACCAAGATAGTATAGTCCAAAAAATGTTGAAACAAGCATTTGCCATGTAAGGAATAAAAAGATAATGATATAGCACCAGTTTGCTATATCATTATTCAGTATGTTTATTAGTGGTGTGATAAAAGCGTTGAAAATCACTATGCATATGCTGAGGGCAGTTAAAAATGAAAATAACATGCACAGAAATAATCTTCTGGTAAGTTTCTCTTGAGTGTCAACAATTCTACCATTTTCTTTTGTTCGTGTAATTTTAATAAAAGGCGTGCCATTAGTTCCTATCAGAGGGTAGTCAATTTGTTCTCTGTTGAAAGTGGCTATTGCTGCAAGAGCTGCTATATAAAAACCTGGCAGATTTGATACAAATCCAGATATAGACTTAATAAAGCCGCCATCTTTTAGTAGGTCTGATGTGGGTATTTTAAATAAATAAAAGTAAAAAAAAGAAATCACAGCAAGCCCGGCAGGTGCATAAAAATCGTATGCGCACTTACCACTAATTCCCTTAATGAAAAGGTAACCAAACGGTCTAAATAAATGTGAAAATATACTAATCATATTAGCCTCACATGACCTCGATAATCTTATTCACAAACTCCATGTTAATACTATCATAAGAATCCTTTAAGCGCGAAGAAAAACCATTTATTACACTCTTTTTGATAAATGTTTTTTCCAGCCCATCGAGCCTTACATTTGAAGTTTGAAGGTCAACTTGTCTTGTGAATCCTGTCTCTGGCTCTTTGAATTTTATTTTTATTAAGTCATAACCTCCATTTTTATCTTCTTTAAAGAAGTTTGAGACAGATTTTATCCATCCAAGGACATTGTTGGGGCCATGGTTTGGTACTAAGCGTAAAGTACTTTCTTTAGGAATAATAGCCGCGTTAACATCTGGCGCATTAATAGTTCTGTATTCATTCTTTACCAAAACGACATCAGAAAGTCCTTCTTTATTTATTTTATTGAACAAATCTTCATCTAACTTTCCAGATATATCAAAGACTGGCTTGTATAATACTTTTATTTTTTTCTTTGTTAAACTTGATACTTCATTTGTTAAAGTGTTACATGAAAAGATATCTTCATTATCTTTGGCTACGTTAAAGAGAACTTTATTCAGGAAACCATTTATTTTTGCTGTGGAAACTCCTGGTATTGGCATAAAACTCATGTCATAGGTTCGCATATTTCCGTCTAGAGAAATAATCATATGAGAAGAAACTTCGTAACCTTCACCTTCCTCATGTTTTGGTGATATTTCGGTACGAACATCTGTATTAATGTTTTTTAACACAGTAGTGCTTCCATTTTTATCTACAGCATTAATTAAAAGACCAAGATGGCTGGGTTTTTTATCGGCTCTGTTTGATAAGAAGATTACATCTTGCAAAGTTAAAACTAAGTCTCCTTTTTCATAACTGTGCATCATTGCTTTACAACGTACTATTTTAGAAGCAAGTTCACGCATTGTTGGTACCGGGCAAACACAGTTCGATCTGATGCTATCATCAATTTTCTGTGTACGGTATTGTGTATCGATCGTAATAGTATGATGAGTTATTACTCTACTGAATGCGTCCAGTGTAGCCATTTCAAAATATCCGCTTCTTTGCTGTTTTTATATGGAGAAAGTTTACATAACCACTAACGCGTACGCAAAAACTATTGTATCGTGTTAAGAGTGGTTACTTCGCCACACAACTTAAACCCGCCGCTGAGCGGTTTTTTTGTACCTGTAAACCTGGTGCAGTACAGTAAACACGCTGGTGGTCGTGAATACTGACTTTTTATCTTGCTGGCTTTTTAGACAAGAGTTATTGGTATGTCATGTTAACCAGAAGGGAAAAAGACATGCTAAAACAGCAAGATATGACAGAAACCGCCGCCGCAGTCCTTCATTTCTTACCTGCTGACAAGTGGGTAACGCCACGCATGATGACGAGAACTACCGGAGTAAGCGAAGCCCGGTGCCAGTTAATACTGACTCAGTTAGTTCTGGCGGGTCTGGCGAAGGATAACGGCGGGTACGGGAATAAATTCAGACGCTGCCAGTAATGGCGGTTTCCTGCTGTGAAAATGGGCGGCTGGTGGGTGTTGGTAGCACCTGCCAGCCATTCGCTCATGCTTACTGGTCACAAGCGAACCACGGCCCACTGCTTTAGCGCAAAAGCAGAGTGAGCCTACCAGAGTTACGCTTACTGATCCATGAAAAATACTGTAAAAATAAACAGTGTTGATTTAATCAACGCTGATTGCCTGCATTTTATTCAGTCCCTGCCTGATGATTCCATTGACCTGATTGTTACCGATCCGCCGTACTTCAAGGTGAAACCCAACGGCTGGGACAATCAGTGGAAAGGGGACGAAGATTACCTTAAGTGGCTGGACCACTGTCTGGCCCAGTTCTGGCGGGTGTTAAAGCCTGCCGGAAGCCTTTACCTGTTCTGTGGGCATCGCCTGGCATCTGATATTGAGATCATGATGCGTGAACGTTTCAACGTGCTTAACCATATCATCTGGGCGAAGCCGTCCGGACGTTGGAATGGGTGTAATAAAGAAAGTCTGCGCGCATATTTTCCTGCCACAGAGCGCGTTCTGTTTGCTGAACATTACCAGGGGCCATATCGCGGCAAAAGTGACTGCTATGCGGCAAAAGAAAGGGAACTCAAACAGCACATAATGGCACCGCTGATATCGTATTTCAGGGATGCTCGTGCCGAACTGGGTATAACGGCAAAACAAATTGCCGAAGCCACAGGTAAGAAAAATATGGTTTCCCACTGGTTTGGTGCCAGTCAGTGGCAGTTGCCGAATGAGGCTGACTATCGGAAGTTACAGGCACTGTTTTCCCGTATAGCGGCAGAGAAGTTTCAGGAACAACAACTGGAACAACCACACCACCAGCTGGTGGCATCTTATGATTCACTGAATCGCAAATATTCTGAATTGCTGGATGAGTTTAAATCTCTCCGGCGCTATTTCTCCGTATCAGTCTCCGTGCCTTATACCGATGTCTGGATGCATAAACCCGTTCAGTTCTACCCGGGTAAACATCCGTGTGAGAAACCGGCGGATATGCTCAGGCAAATAATCAATGCCAGTAGTCGACCTAGTGATCTGGTTGCTGATTTTTTTATGGGATCCGGTTCCACAATAAAAGCAGCAATGGCGCTGGGGCGTCGGGCCTTAGGTGTTGAGCTTGAGTCAGAGCGGTTTAACCAGACAGTGAAAGAGATAAACGAGCTGGTGGGGAAATAATCTGGTGGCCACGTCAGGTGGCCTTTTTATTTCCATTACACAGCACCCGCATCTGCGAGGTGGGGTTATGAAATCCATGGATAAGTTAACAACGGGTGTCGCCTATGGCACCTCAGCAGGTAGTGCCGGGTACTGGTTTTTACAGTTGCTCGATAAAGTCACGCCCTCACAGTGGGCGGCAATAGGTGTGCTGGGTAGTCTGGTATTTGGCCTGCTGACGTACCTGACAAACCTTTATTTCAAGATTAAAGAAGATAAGCGCAAGGCTGCGAGAGGTGAATAATGCCTCCATCATTACGAAAAGCAGTTGCTGCTGCTATTGGTGGCGGAGCAATTGCTATAGCATCAGTGTTAATCACTGGCCCAAGTGGTGACGATGGCCTGGAAGGTGTCAGCTACATACCATACAAAGATATCGTTGGCGTATGGACTGTATGTCACGGACACACCGGAAAAGACATCATGCTCGGTAAAACGTATACCGAAGCAGAATGCAAAGCCCTCCTGAATAAAGACCTTGCCACGGTTGCCAGACAAATTAACCCGTACATCAAAGTCGATATACCGGAAACAACGCGCGGCGCTCTTTACTCGTTCGTCTACAACGTGGGTGCTGGTAATTTCAGAACATCGACGCTTCTTCGCAAAATAAACCAGGGCGATATCAAAGGCGCATGTGACCAGCTACGTCGCTGGATATACGCTGGCGGTAAGCAATGGAAAGGCCTGATGACTCGTCGTGAGATTGAGCGTGAAGTCTGTTTGTGGGGGCAACAATGAGCAGAGTAACCGCGATTATCTCCGCTCTGGTTATCTGCATCATCGTCTGCCTGTCGTGGGCGGTCAATCATTACCGTGATAACGCCATCGCCTACAAAGAACAGCGAGATAAAAAAGTCAGTGAGCTGAAGCAGGCGACCGCCACCATTACTGACATGCAGCAGCGCCAGCGTTCTGCTGATGCACTCGATGCTAAATACACGAAGGAGTTAGCTGATGCGAAAGCTGAAAATGATGCTCTTCGGCGCAAGCTTGATAATGGTGGTCGGGTGTTCGTCAAAGGAAAATGCCCTGTGCCATCCTCAGCCGAAACCTCCAGCGCCTCCGGCATGGGCAATGATGCCACCGTCGAACTCTCTCCAGTTGCTGGACGAAACGTTCTCGGTATCCGGGACGGAATTATCCGCGACCAAACAGCACTGAGAACGCTTCAGGAATACATCAGGACGCAATGCCTTCGATGATAGCGATAATTTTACTCATCATCCTTCACATCTGGCTCTGTAGACAGGATGGTGATCACTTCTGGAGTGAATCCAGATTAAACATCTCATTGCTGATGCTTGATATTGAGCATCTTGCGCGCGGTAAGGGGCTGCGTTGAGATAAGAGCCAGTCATTACAAATACCAGGATTTAGCCTCGCATTCGCGGGGCTTTTTATTGCCATTACAAAAGCCACTCCCTACAGAGTGGCTTTGATAATGGCTTATACCCTACACGGGATAGCTTAACTGATATCCCTTTTAACGGATAAAGGTATTCAAGCCTGACACATCATGCGCTGTATCGTCGCCGTATTCCCGTATTAACAGAGACCGTAGCCCGACGGGGAACTCCTTCTGCGCGAGTGTGCGGGAATAATCAAAAACGATGCACACCGGGTTTTTACCGCGTTTATGGTTCGCGGGTTTGTCTCTCATGCTCGCCAGTCCTGTGCGGGGGTGGAAGAAACAGGACACTTACACAGATTCTTGTGGGCACGATGCTATGCCTTTCTGGATTATCCCGATGCCATTCATGCAAGGCGTTGTATCAGACGTTCGTCAGAGCTGTCAGGCTGACGGGTCCTCCCGGTGGGGTGGCCTGCCACGGGGCGGGAGCGTCGCGGAAAAAGGCTAGTTTTTGAAATTTCATTCGTCATCACCACTACTGTAATAGATTGATATTACAGTGTTTTTATTTTTGTGGTGTCGATTTTGATTGTTTTTTGTTCATCACTAACACCGTTTGCCTAAAGTTGTTCGCAAGATGCATGTTTAAAACATTCTGGAGCGGGTATGGATCGAGAGTTAAAAAATCTGACGCTGAATATCAGTCAACTGGCGGCACTGTCAGGTGTACATCGCCAGACTGCTGCGGCAAGGCTGCAAAATCTACCCGTTGCAGGGGGGCATGAAAGCAACCTCAAGCTTTATCGGGTGGTTGATATTGTGTCGGCATTTCTGGCATTACCACCGCCGGTTGCAGAAGGCGAAATGGACGCGCATGAGCGCAAAGCCTGGTATCAGTCTGAACGTGAGCGTCTTAAGTTCGAACAGGAAACGGCACAACTCATTCCGGCCAGTGATGTCAGACGGGAGTTTGCCATCTGGGCAAAAGCGGTCGTGCAGGTGCTGGAGACATTACCGGATATTCTTGAACGTGACTGCGGTCTGCAGCCTGCCGCTGTGAGCCGTGTTCAGTCCATTATTGATGATCTGCGCGATCAGATAGCCCTGCGGGTGACTGAAGCAGGTGCGGATGATGAGGAGGAATTACAGCAGGAGGAGTAATGCTGAATCAGGAAACCGCAAAGGCAGCACGAACCGATTCAGGTTATATCCTTCGCGCACCGAGACGAATGCGGGTTGCTGATGCCGTTGCTCAGTATATGCGGGTGCCCATGGGGGCAGGGAACTCAGTCCCGTGGGATCCGCTGGTGGCACCGTATGTTATTGAGCCGATGAACTGCCTGGCCTCGCGTGAATACGACGCAGTGATATTTGTTGGCCCGGCACGAACCGGCAAGACTATCGGCCTGATTGACGGCTGGGTGATTTACAACGTGATTTGCGATCCTGCTGATATGCTGATCATTCAGATGACGGAGGAAAAAGCCCGCGAACACTCCAAAAAACGACTCGCCAGAACGTTTCGCGTCAGCCCGGAAGTGGTCAGTCGCCTGAGTCCGAACAAAAATGACAACAACGTTTATGACAGAACATTCCTTGCTGGTAACTACCTGAAAATCGGCTGGCCGTCAGTCAATATCATGTCCTCATCAGATTATAAATGCGTCGCGCTGACGGATTATGACCGTTTTCCGGAAGATATTGATGGCGAGGGGGATGCTTTCTCTCTTGCCTCAAAACGTACCACCACATTTATGTCCAGCGGTATGACGCTGGTGGAGAGTTCCCCCGGCAGGGATGTGAAGGATGTGAAATGGCGACGGACTTCACCGCATGAGGCTCCACCAACCACGGGGATCCTGTCGCTCTATAACCGTGGTGATCGCCGTCGCTGGTACTGGCCCTGTCCACACTGTGGTGAGTATTTTCAGCCCTGCGGCGATGTGGTTGCTGGTTTCCGTGATATTGCCGATCCCGTGCTGGCAAGTGAGGCGGCTTATATTCAGTGCCCTTCCTGTTCAGGACGGATTATGCCTGAACAAAAACGTGAGCTGAACGGACGTGGGGTCTGGTTGCGGGATGGTGAATCCATCAATGCGGATGGCAGTCGTTATGGTGATCCCCGACGCTCACGTATTGCGTCATTCTGGATGGAGGGTCCGGCAGCTGCTTACCAGACACTCTCGCAACTCGTTTACAAACTGCTTACTGCAGAACAGGAATACGAGACAACCGGAAGTGAAGAAACACTCAAGACGGTTATCAATACCGACTGGGGATTACCTTATCTTCCCCGCGCCAGCATGGAGCAACGAAAAAGTGAACTGCTTGAGCAGCGGGCAGAGCCAGTTCCTTCCCGCAGTGTGCCGGATGGCGTTAATTTCCTTGTGGCGACAGTGGAT